ATTGAGGTGGGTAATGCCTTTGATTACACGGCTATAGTGACCTGTGCTGTTGATGTAGATGAGAACATTTATGTTGTTGATGTTGTGAATAAGCAACTATTGCCGAAGGAGCTAATAGATAAGATATTTGAGGTATATAAGCGATATAAGTCCTCGGCTATAGGTATTGAAGAGATGGGTTTTCAAAGAATGTTAAGGATGGAGATACAACAGCAAAGGCGCACTAGGAAGGAGTATCCGAAGATAGTTGAGCTTAAAAGCGGGGGTCGGAGAAAAGGGTTACGAATTGAAGGGTTGCAACCTCGTTTTGAAAGTGGTAGGATATTCATCAAGAAAGACCAGACTGATTTAGAGACACAGTTGTTAAGATTTCCCTCGCCAAGGTGTAAGGATGACATCATAGATGCCCTTGCATATCTTATAGATATAATACGACCAGCAAAAGAGCAAGTGTTAAGAACCAATCCCGAATCGTTTATAGCGGAGATTGAGAGGACTAGGCGCAAGAGATCGACAGTGATTTGGGGCAATCAAAATTTGAGGTCGAAATGGCATTAAATAGTTCTGAACGTAGGGCTAAGAATTTCATTGAATTAGGTTTTAAATTACACGAGACAGGACATGGGGGAGAATGGGTAGAAACTGCGGACAGGCTATTAGATGCGTTTGAAGGTAAATACTTCACACACGTTAGTGGTCGTTCTCGATTCGTAGTTAACACAATTTTTTCATTAGTTAATCTTTTACTACCTAACTTTATATTTCAATCACCACACATACGTGCAAGACCAAAGCAAGCAAGATATTTAAAGAAGTTAATCGACGGTGAATACCAACAGGTCGATAATGTTAAAGCTGCAAAGACACGAGAAGCTGCATTAAACCATTTATTTAAAAAGGTTGATGCAATAGGTGAGCAACGTAAAGCCATTCAAGATTCTTTCTTTTATCCATTCGGAATAACTAAAGTAGGTTATTCTTTTGAGACAGTTTCCACTAGAGACAAAGATTATATCAAGAAGGATACGCCGTTTATTAAACGTGTATGTCCTAAAGATTTTGCATGGCATCCATTAGCATCCGGCATGGATGATTCTATATTTCTTATTCACAGAATAGTAACAACAAAAGAATCTTTAAAACAAAGTGGAAAGTATTCTAATCTTGATAAGCTTGTTCCTGAATTACCAAAACATTTAAAAGATAAAGTAAGAGACTTAAAAAGTTTTGAAAATGATTTCGTAACTATTTTTGAAGTTCATGATTTAGAGAAAGATAAGATACTAACTTTCGGAGGAGAGAGTCGTGAGTTAATAGACAAAATGGACAACCCTTATCACTTTAACGGTCCGCATTTTAATATGATAAAGTTTTCAGGTCGTAACGATGAGATGAAAGGGATTCCATTATTATCTGCAATAGAAGACGAAGCGTATGCGTTAAATGAAATCATGACATTAATAGTTGAACACTTTAGAAAGTTCCCTGGACAAATGTTTATTGAAGAGGGAGCAGCAGACGAAGATGACATTGAAAGAATTCGTAACGGTGAGCAAGGATCAATTCATACAGTTAAAGATATTCAACGAATGGTATTTAAGAATCCATTATCAATGGGTAATGAGTATTTTAGTATTGTAAGTTTAATGCAAGGTTTAATAGATCGTGTATTAGGTGTTCCTGATTTCCAAAGGTTACAATCATCAACAAGACGTTCAGCAACTGAAGCAACTTTCATTCAAGGTGATTCACAAGTAAGACGTGAATACTTTTTAAGTGTTGTTAAAGATTTTATGATAGCAGACATTGAGAAGGTTGCAGACTTACAAGCGCAGTTTCAAGATAAAGAAGAAGAGATACAAGCAACAGGTGAATTAAACTTTGAAACATTTAAGTTTGACAAAGAAGATATACAAGGTGAATTCAGATTTGATTTTGATGTTGATTCATTAAGGGCAATTAACGAAGCGCAAGTAAACAACATAAATAACTTGTTACAAATTTTAGCATCGCAAGAAATCCTACATCCAGTTCTAAAAACATTATCTCCTGAGAAGTTAGCGCGCATATTATTTAAAGGGGTTAACTTAAACTTAGAAGCATTACAGAATATGGACATTGAGAATGCAGTTTTCGTAAATCCTGAGAAGGAGAATGAGATGGCGCGTCGTGGTGATCCAATGCCTAATCCAAAGAAGGATGAGAACCATGAGGATCACAATAAGATACACGGAGACTTTTTAATTAAGAACGGAGAGAACGAACAGATCTTAGAACATATGGCAGGACATTTAGTTTTACAACAGAGAGCAGAAGGGGGCGGAGTACAAGCCCCTACAGAGCAAGTACAGAACAAGACAAGGGAAGAAGTTTTAGAACCAAGAGGTCCAGGAAGGCCTCCGTTAGCGTTAGCATAATCGCCTAAAGACGACCACTTGGGAGGGCGAGTGGTCTTAAAAGATTACGAATGTGAATTCTGCGGAGTCAATGAGATTACCGTAGAGTCTGGCGTTCATACTGTTCCCTGTGAGCAATGTGGACGTGATAGTATAATTTTGCCTAGTGCTCCACGCATAGTCGGTGAAGTCCGACGATCGTTTAATCCCCACTATCTTGATATTAAAGAGAAGGAGCTAAGTGGTGAATAACCTTCAATTAATTGAGACTTCTTGTAAATGCATTCATTGTGGAGATGCGTTTCCTTTTACAAGTGAATACTTCAAGTCTTATAAAATTAAGGGTCGAGAAAGCCTTAGAAGGTCATGCCTTACTTGTCATAAGAAACAAGCTAAAGATTTAGGCTTGAAATATAGGAAGAAGCACAAAGTTAACTGCAGGCAGTACACAAAAACACCTAAAGGCAGATTCAATTCTTACAAAGGTGGAGCTAAAGCGAGAGGGTTGGATTTTGAAATTACTTTTGAAGAATTTAAAACTTTTTGGAATCAGCCATGCGTTTACTGTTCTGGAGAAATAAAAACAATTGGGTTAGATCGAATAGATCCTAAGATAGGTTATGTGATTGCTAATTTAATTTCTTGCTGTTCTTGGTGTAACAGCATGAAGTTAGATAAAGGTATTGAAGAATTTAGAAAGAAGATTAAAAAAATATATAGGAATTTATATGGTTCTTAAAGATTTTGAATGCTCGTGTGGAATTTTTGAAATGTCTGTAAATATGGATGTTGTAGTTATGGAATGTCCTAAATGCAACAAGGAATCTAAGATGGTATTTTTGAAAGCCCCCACACTTAGTGGAGTAGAAAGCTGGAACCCACACTACGACGAACAAGTCGGACAATTTTTTGAAACAGCCGAACGCAAAGAAAAGTTTTTGAAAGAGACTGGACGAGTGCAAACTGATGGCCCCAGTTCTCCTAGGAAATCTAATAACTCGAGCCACATATGCTCGAAGAAAGAAGCCCAAAAAGTATTTGGGTAAGGAGGATAGCATGGAAGACGCAGCGACTACTGAAGTGGTAGAAGAGATGACCGACGAGGCCTCTCCTATTACTGAAGAGACTGTAGAAGTAGTAGACGAAGAGTCTGTTGATCTTAGTGACGTACCTGAAGATATTCGGGAAAATGTTAAAAAATACGCTTCAAAGTATGAGAAAGACTTTAAGCGAGCTTACACTAAGAAGACTCAGGCTCTTGCAGAAGAAAAGAAAAGACGCGATCAAGATGTAGATTCTTTAAGGAATCAACTGTCTCAATACGAGAACATAGCTCGTGAGATAGCGGCTGATCCCTCTAAAGTAAATGTATATTTAAAGCAGTATCAAACCCAAGAAACGCAAACAGGTACACCGCCACCTCCTTCCGAGGGAGTGACGATTGAGGAATATAACAAATACTGGGAAAAGCGGTTAGAAGATCAAGCTAAGTCTTTAAGACAAGAGCTTGTTCAACAACGTGAGCAAGATAAAATCGAGGCACGTTGGGCTTCTGCTAGAACTAGTAAGCGTGAAGATCCTAAGTTTGCAGAATGGGAAGATGAGATAATGCGGATAGTGTCTTCAGATCAGGACGTAAGAAGTACATATACTGGGAGTAATGAGAAGAGTGTTCTTAATTTAGCTTATGAGAAAGTAAAAGTTAAGCTCCGTAAAGGAATGGAAGACGTAAAGAAGTCTGTACATGAATCTATGGAAAAGAAAAAGAAAGCTTCGACCGCTACTCCTAAAAAATCAACACAAACAACTTCCGAACCAGCAGTAAGCAAGGACGATATAATCGCCCGTGTGAATGCCAAGGTCGGTGGTTAAAGAAAAGGACGGTTCTAAGTGAGTACATATACTATTGATAGTGCACGTACTAATGAACGTCTTTCCGCTTTCAAATCTGAAATTGGAGCTTCTTCACCAATTGATAATACATTTGTTGAAGTTCCAACTACAGATCATTTCATGAAGAATAAGAAAACTGTTAATGGTGGTCGTCAGATCATTTATCCCATTGACAGCGGACGTAATCAAACTGTGAAGTGGTTTTCAGATTACGATATTTTCGATACAACAGCACAAGACACTGCATTGACTGTTGGTTATCCATTCGTGAATATTGGTGGAACGATTGTAATTAGTTGGGAAGAAATGAGAGAAACAGCGGGAGACGATCATCGAATTTTCGATCTAGTCGCCCATAAACGTAACAACTGTTTACGTACAATTAGAGATGACATTAACGCTGCTATATTTGCAGCGGCTCAAGCAGCTAACCAAATCACAACATTAGTTGTAGCTGTTGATTCTACCGGAGCTACTGGTGGATTGGCACAAGGAACTGATGCAGACTGGGCAGCTCACGAGACAGCTTCAGGCGCTTTCCCTGCACAAGGGTTAGACGATATGCGTACCTTGTACAATGACATTCGTGCTGATGGCGTACGCCCTAGCATGATTATCACAACACAAGCTATTCATGAATTATATGAAGCTGAAATTGATCCTGAAGTTCGTTATTCAACGATCCAAACAGGTGCTCGTGGATTTAAAGAGTTGGAGTTCAAAGGTGTTCCAATCATGTTTGACGATGATTGTACTGCTAACGTTCTCTATATGATTAACAATGACCACCTCTTTTTCGTTGTGGACAGCGCTGGAAATTTTGACGTTTCTGATTTCCAGACTCCCGTGAACCAAGAAGTGTCTGTTGCTAAAGTTAAGTTCCGTGGGAACTTGGTTTGCAATCGACGCGAGGCGAACGGCAAACTAACGGGGGTGACAGCATGAGTATAGGTCAAGTAAATATTGTAAATGGCACAAGCCCGAAAACAATTAAATTAGAGGCTGCAGCAGCTCGTACTAGAGGAGACGTTGTACGTATTGGCGTAGGCGGTTCAACTGGTGCGAATGTTGATATAACTCTTGCAGATGACACTAACATTTATACAGTTGCTGTCTGCAATGAGAATGCAGCTACAGGTGATGTTTATGAGGCAATCGTTCAAGGAACTACTGTAATGACCGTTACTTCCGATACATATACGGTTGGTAACGGCGTGCATCTTCTTAACGGTACTGTTTTAAACTCTGATGCGGCTGCTGAAGCTCCAACTGGCATTTCTACCCTTAATGATTTTGGGGTTGTCTTAGTCGGTGGAACTGCAGTCACTGAAATTACTGCAACACTTTATGGTGATGCAGTTACGGCACAAACATAATAGGTCGTCTTAGGCGAGGCGAAATAAGCAAATTCGTCCCCCTCTTCGGAGGGGGGCTGTTTGCAACTATTAGCGAGTTAACCTCGCATCCTACGGGATGCTAATAGGAGATTAAAAATGAGTTCACAATGGAAACACATTAGGAACACAGACCAAGATCCTGCAGCAGGTCGTGCAGGCAATCAAGGTTTACGTATTCCTAATATTACAAATGCAAATCAGCCACCAGCCGCTGCAACAAACAACGGTTTAATGGCTTATGATACTACAAACAACACTTTAGAAGCTGTTATCAATGGTGCTTGGGTTTCAGTTGGTGTTGCAGGCGCTGGAGATAACACATTAGATAATGCTTATGACCAAGGTGGAGCTGGATCAGGACGAGCAATCACTGCAGATAGTGGTGCTGTCGCAATTACAGTTACAAATGCTTCTAATAACGCAGCTTTGTCATTAGTTCAAAATGACGTGACAAATAATCCAGCAGCTTTAGCTTTCACAAACACAGGTACTGGTAATGATGTTACAGGTACAGCAGGATGGTCGGTTAGTCCTGCTGGCGTAGCTACTTTTGCTACTGCTAATATCACTACTGCTAATATTACAAGTATGGCATTAGGATCTGTTGATGGATTTACCTTGGCAGGTGATTGTACTTTCACAACTTCCGCGACAACTGGACAAGGTTTATTAATTGATGGTTCTTCAGTAACAAGTGGTGATGCTTTAAGAGTTGAAACAGACGCTGCCACATTAACTGGTGGAAACATCATTAACTGTACAGTAGATGGGACTTCAGTCTTTGACGTAGATGAAGATGGATCAATCACAATTTCAGGAACAGCCGCAAGTGATGCAATCACATTAACAGCTGGTGACATTAGTATCTCTAACGGTACTTTGAATATAGCACCTAATGCTGGTGATGCCATTGACATTGCAAACGTAGCAGGAAGCGCTGCTATTGATCTAAATGCTGCTGCAGCGTCTGTTGCTGCTGGTGGTATTGTTGATATTGACGTATCAACTGGTACTGCTCCGATTATTGCTTGTAACGCTTCTGGTACTTACACTGGAGACTTTGTTGCTATCGACACAACTACTGCTGTTGGTGCGCAAGGATTGGTTGTTACAGGAGCTGGCACTCGTACTGTATCTTTGATTGAAATCACCGATACACCAGAAGGTGCTGCAGCTAACACAATCGATTTAAACATTACTCCTGCTGCTGGAACGACTCAAGTTATCGACATTGATATTGCAGGAACTGATGACGCTGACATCTTAACATTCGACTTTGCTGCTGCCTACACAGGTAGTGCAATCGTTTGTACAATGGCTAACGCTGTTGCTGGTACAGCCATTGAGTTGGTTGGTTCAGGAGCGAGAACAGTTTCATTGATTGAGATTACAGATACTCCAGCAGGAGCTAATGCCAATACTATTGATCTGAACTTAACCCCTGCTGCAGGAACTGCTGCTTGTATTGCTATTGATGTAGCTGGAACAGATGATGCTGTTATTCTCGAGATGAATTTTGCTGCAGCTTATGCTGGTACAGCTCTTGATGTTGTAGTAGATAATGTAGATCCTGCTTTTCAAGGGCTTGTCATTGAAGGAGACATCGCTCCTTCTGGAGCTGTAACTGAATTAGGCGTTACAGGGATTCCTGCTGCTGGAGGCCATGTGTTGTTGGCTTCTTCAAGCGCACAACCTGCTGCAGCTAATGTTGGTGTTTGTGGACGGTTCTTGGAAACAGGTGCTGCACGGGCAACAAGTTATGCAGTACAGATTGATTCAACAAACAATGAGGCTTTGAATGTATCTACAGGACGAGCTCACTTTGCTGAATCTACTTCATCTTTAGCATCTAATGCTGAAGGTATCGCAGCTAACTATGTTCAAGCTGCTGGCGCACCTAATGCTATCACAGTCGCAGCTGTTACTGATGCTACTGGAACTACAATTCCTTTAGCTGATGGATTAAAGCTGACAATCGATTTAGCTGCACAAACACTACAAGCTGGAGCTAACACTCTTAATTATGCTGGTGGCGGAGCTGTTGGAATCACATTGTCCACAAATCCAGCCGCTAACTTAGGGACTGCTTATGCAGCTAATGGTGTTATTGAGGTTGTTTATAGTGCAGGCGCAACCTCTTGGTTATGCTTAAGTCAATAAACGAATAAACAATGAAAGTGAGGTGATGCACGTGAAGGCCAAATTAGAAGAGAGAAAGAAAACGCTGGAAGGTGAATTTGAATCTTTGAAGGAGGAGGCAGAAAAACTCCAACAGAGCCGCAAAGAAATCGACCAGAAACTTTCTCAGATTCAGGTAAGGCAAGTACAATTGCAGGGTTCTTATAAGGAGATCGAAGATCTTTTAGGTGAAGAAGAACCAGCAAAGGTTGCCAACTTGAAGAAGAATTAAATGATATGCCCCCTTCGGGGGGCTATCTTTGAGGTTTTAAATGTTATTAAATCTTTCTACATTACGATCTGAATTAGGCCAAAAAATAAAGAACACATCTGTTTCTAATGCAAGGAGAGATAGATGGTTGAATTTATCTCAGGATGACATTGCATCTGAGATGGACCCTGACCACTTAATTGTAAATTCAACTTTTTCTACAGTGGCTGATACTAGGAAGTATTACTTAGATTATGAATTCAACAAGATACTTTCAATAGTAGATGAGACAAATGATTTAACTTTAAGGCAGGCTATGGAGCCTGAATTGGAAAGCGTTGATCCTAGTAGGGAAGACTCTGGATCACCCTTCTTGTATAGTGTGTTTGGTTATGAATGGGTAACTGGTCAGCCTACATCAGCTTCGGTTATTACTGTAGTTTCTAATAGTGGTTCAGATACCACACAGAAAGTTAGAATTAATGGTTTGGTGAATGGTGTAGAAGATACTGAATTATTAACTTTAAATGGATTAACAGATGTTAATGGGACTAAATCTTTTACAGAAGTGTTTACAATCGCTAAGGATGAAACGACTGTTGGTATGGTAACAGTCACTTCAAATGCTGCAGCTGTAACGATTGCACAGTTAGGCCATGCTGAATTAGCGGGTCCAAGACAAGGGGTTCACTTATTTCCGGTTCCTGATTCAGCTTTAACTTTGAGAGTGAGAGGGATTAGACGACCAAGGGAAATGCTGAACACTGAAGATTATCCAGATTTTCCTGAAACATTTCATGAATTAGTTTTAATAGGGGCTGCGGTAAGGGGTCATAGGGATCTTATGCGGCCTTCGATTGCTAAAGAAACTCATGATAATGAATATGAACCAATGCTTAAAAAGCTACAGAAACAAATGGGCAATAAACGTGGGCGACAATCTTCTGTAATTAGAGGGGTTAATCCTAGTTTAGCTAGGATAGATCCAGGAAGATTGCCTCCTGAATTTGGGGTAGATTGATGGGTTACGAAGAAGTACCTGGCATTAAAAATTTTAGTTTTATAGATCTTTCTGCGGGATGGTTCCCTGGTAAAGAGCACAACGATATTCCTGGTGGATTTGAGGACTCAAGTGCGCCATTAGGGATGGTAGATGGGGATAGTGTTGTTTGGTACGAGGGAGCCCTAAGAAAGATGTTTGGGTATGATAATGTGAATACATCTGCGCTTAGTGCGGGTGCTACAGTCACATCGTTCTTCTTTTCACCTGTTTTAGATGATTATGTCACTACAGTAGGGGCCGCTTTGTTCTCAGGGGCAGATACTGCAGTACCTACAGACATTACAGGGGCTTTAGTAATCACTCCTGATAATCAAGTGGATTGGGCTGAATGGCAGTTTGAGACAGACACTTATGTAATGGGCGTGAATCAAGCTGATCCATCTTTTAAATGGGATGGAGGGGCTGCTGGTTCGTTATTGGCTAATGCTCCTCAAGGTAGATGGATAGAAGTATTTCAAAACTCTGTTTGGATTGGGAACACATCTACGGAAACTTCCACTTTATTTTTTAGTAACTTAGGTGATCCTGAAACATGGACTGCCGATGATGACTATAAGTTTGATGCACCTATTCAAGGGATGGCGGTTCTTCAGGATAAGTTAGTTGTTTTTAAACAGAATTCCATAGGGGTATTGTCAGGAAGTAATAATAGGATTTTAACTAAAGTTGATAGATATATCGATAACATTGGATGTAGTGGAGGTCATACAATTGTAAATTGTAAGCTCCAAGGTAAGGAAGTCATAGTCTTTCATTCACATGATGGGTTCTATGCTTTTGATGGTTCGCAGGAATTAGTTAAATTGTCTAATCCGATTCAAAGGAAGTATATAGCTCCCACAGCAACTTCAAGATGGAATGATGCAAGATATGGGAATGCTTGGGCAACTTATTCATCTACATTTAATTGGTATATGTGTTCTCTGTCAGATGGTGGGGATGCCGCAAATGATTTTATGGTGATTTTAGATATGAATCGGATTTACCAAAACAAGTCTGGGTTCTTTGTTCCTCATTGGCCTGTAGATGGCATAGACGCTAACTGCATTCATGTGGCTAGGGATTCTAGGGAACAGATCTATTTTGGTGGGACTGATGGATTTAATTACTTATTTGATCCTGCGTTATTTAATAGGAATGGAGCCGCCTATGAGGGGTTTTTTCAATCTAAAGTAATGGATGCTGTGGAATCTTGGGTAGTTCAAGAAGTTAATATTTTGGGAGATCAGCAGGGTGTTGATTTAGATGTATTTATTAATGCTGACTTACAGTCAGGAGATGGGGAGACTGCAAATATAAGCTTTCAAGGAGATGCCGATGTGTTGGACTCATCTTTTATTATGGATACCTCCCTTATTGGAGGGCTGGACTTCCTTTTCAACAATGCCTCTATAGGGAATTTTGGTAGATTTTTACAATTTAAATTTTCAAATGACGACTTAGATGAATCTATAGTTGTGGAATCAGTCAATTTGGTTCTGCAGGGATATGGATTGGAGACTAACTTACAATGAGTATTTCTTCACCAGAACCAGTGGATGATACCAAGCAGACTAGAAACAACCTTAATGTATTTCAAGAATTAGGAAGGATTAACTTATTGACTTTCATAGGGCAGATAGCAGCTCCTGCCGTTACAGATGATGCGGGCGATGGTCATGCAGTAGGAACAATATGGGTCGATGAAACAAATGACGATGCCTATATATGTTTAGATAACACAAGAAGTGCTGCAGTTTGGAAGAGAATAACACCATGAGCCATAACACGTTTGATATTAATGAGATTGATGCTGGAAAGTATGAGGCTAAGAGTCATAACTTTCCTGAGTGTGTGGCAGAAGGTGAAAGCCCAGGAGAGGCTATAGATCTTATGAATCGGAAGATAATGTATATTAAAGACAATCAACCTGCAGTTTATAAGAAGAACATAGAGGATAGAGTATCTAAAGGTTTAGCTTGTAAGTGCGGGGTGAAATTAGATTTAGCAACAGTCAATACCCGTAAAAGGGATTAATAGGAGGATTTATGACAGTAACATCAGAATCATTAGGAAGAAACTTTAGACGAATAAGTGCAACGGCTGTGTCAGCTAATGGGCTTAATTCGGGCGATGCAATCGCTGTAAGCGACACAACACGCGGAACTTTTCAAGTAGTGCATGCAACACATGATGACACATCTACATGGGAGATCCAATCATCTGTGGACGGAACTAATTACGATACTGTCACGGGGACTTCGACAACGACAGCAGGAGCATCTGGATCAGCATCTTTGATTTTTGATAATATTCCAGGGGCTTTTATTAGATTAACGGTTACAGAGGCCGATGGTAATGCAGCGTCAACATTGATTGTGCATTTTATAGCTAAAAAAGACAGATAATTATCCTCTCACGAGGAATATACTAAGAGGTGAAATATGGGAAGTGCAACGTTTATCAAGGCAGATATAGGTGGGACAATAGCCAATGACACCACCTTTTTAGCTCCAGTTACATTAGAACATGGGACGACAGATATTCTAGCTCCTACTGGAGAAAGCATATCAATACAACTTGGTGATAATGCAGGTGCTAACGTATTTGAGATATTAGATTCAGCTAGTGCTAGAGTGGCATCAATAGATTCAAATGGGGTAACGTCATTTGTTGGTGGTTCATTTTATGGGGATGATGTTTCCATAGGCTTTGGTAATACGGCTGCAGCTCCTAATGTTCAGTTAGCTTATGACACGTCAGACGCTAATGCAAATATGGTTAAGCTAGGGCTCCCAACTGGTGGAGCTACAGACGTGCCTATTGTTTTGGTAGGGCTTGACTCTGCAATAGTCGGGGTAGACAACACGTTTGGGGATGGAGTTACAGATCCTAGATTAGCCATAGTAAGTCCCGATGGGTCAGACTTTCTAATTATGGCGGCAACCGATGCAGGGGTAGCCATTGATTCAAATGTTGGTATGGTAATTGGGTCTACTTCAGCAACATCAATTTCAATTGGAAGGGCAGGTACGGCAGTAAGTGTTCCAGCCACTTTCCAGCTTCAAGGTACTACAGCAACAAACGCTGGATCGTGGACTCAAGAAGGGTCTATGATCCTTGACGGTAATAATGCTGAAATGTTCTTGATTAGAAAAAATGATGATGGTGGAGACATTTTAACTGTTAACACTCTAAATACAGCTTTAACAGCGTCTACCGCTGTTCCAGGGTTGACTCACTCTTCTGGAACAAAGACCTGGGCAACAGGGGCCATGCTTTCTCAGGCAGAGGTGATTTTACAATCTCCGACTTATGCCTTTGATGGAGCTTCTACTTTAACCGCAGGAACCACAATGGGAATATCTGGCCCACCTGTTGTGGGAGCTAATGCAACCATAACGAATGCTGTTGGTCTTGCAGTTGGGTTAAATTCCAATTTAACTGTAAATACTACAAGCGCAGAAAAATCCGTCATGTCTTTCGTTTCACCTCTTGGAATAGACGATGGTATTGGCGCAATGACTACCATTGTGGGTTTGCGAATTGACGACACGCCTCTTGGAACTAACCTTCCAATGGGGAATCAAACAGCTACTTTGACAAACTTTTTTGGCTTAAGTGTGGGGGCCATGACTTTAGAGTCAGATACCCTAGTTAGGACAATCACGAATGCAGCTAGTATCGCAATTGAAGGTCCTCCTGTTAACGGAGGTAATATAACCTTCACGAATGGCCCTTATAGCTTGTTTGTACAATCAGGTAATACTAGATTTGATGGGGATGTAATTTATAGTAGCTAAGTCTACGAGATGAGGGTAGTGAAATCTCAACAATACCAATAAAGCGTTTGGATAAGGAGATTTATGGGTGGAAAAATTGAAGATTGGTTAGAAAAGTTAATAGACGACATTCCTGGTTTGGAAGAGTTGAAGGGAAGTAAGGGGGAGAAGACAGTCTTTGCCTCTCATCTTTTCTCAATGGCTTTTATAGGGACGTTAGCAGCTTTACTAGGAACGTATTGTAAATGGGCATTATTGTTATCACTGATACCTGTGGTATTAACTTGTATAGCAGAATGGGGCCCTAAAGGTAGAAGGATAGATTGGATAAGCAGGGGAGCAGGTAGTGTAATTGGAATAGTTTTATCAGTAATAGTTTTACTGAAAGGATAAGATTGGCAAAC